ACAAATTAGCACAACGATTTAAAATGCCTGATGCTCAAGTGTTTGAACAAAGTTTCAAAGAATATAAGCACTTAGTTCAGGAAGCAAATGGAATGAATAACCCAAGTACATACGATTTAGGCGATGGCAACTATCTAGCTGGCTACTATAACTTGATTGGAGGTAACGGATGGTAAGTATTGAAAGTGTAAGAAAATACTGCAAACGATCTGATATACCACTTATTGAGAACTATCAGCAAGCAATAGCTGATAAAGAAAATATGTGGGAATGTCATCATCGTTTGGAGTTACATCCAGATGGAACGGAAAGATTTTCAAGAAAAAGTCTTAAAAAATTGGATTTGCTTAATAATAGACCACACACAGAACTTATATTTTTAAGATTTGATGTGCATCAGGCACTACATAAGCGTGGAAAAGCAAAAAGTGAATTTGGAAGAAAATACATTGAACATTACGGATTTGGAAAAAGAGATAATGTTAAGTTGTATGACCACGAAAAGGAATACTATCGCTACCACGGGCACTGTAGTTGGGAGGCATAAATGAATGTAGTTAATACCTCCGTAATAGATTCATTTGTTGGTGGTCAGAACAAAGCCGAGAATCCAAACATTCAAGGCTGTTCAATCTCCAACAATATGATTACAGAAGTAAATGGCGAAGTAAAATACCTTCGTTCATTGTTTGGTAAGAAGTTCTATAAAGAATTAACCACGAACAAGTATAATTGTACTGGTTCGTTTTATGCTTCAGTAGGACTTGAAACCGAAAATAGATTGCCAAGTTCATTTTGGTGTTTCGGTAGCCAAGTATATGAAGTTCGCCCAAGTGGAAATGTTGTTAAAATCTTGACTGGACGAATGGATAAAGAATATGGTTGGACCTTCGTTGAAAGTGGTGGTGAAAGACCATTCTTGTTAATTTGTGATGGAAACACATTACACGCATATAACTTGTATACTGGTGAAATGAAATTAGTGGAAATGCCACTCGGTATTACAGGTGATACCATTGTTCCAAGTAGTGTTTCTTGTTTAGCTGGTTCTATTATAGTTAGTGATAAAAATACTGGTTATGCTTATTATTCACAACCTTATGTGCTTTCCAACGATACTATGGAAATCCTAAGGAGAGATAGTGATGGCAATATCGTCACTGATGGTGATAAGAAACCATTATATGAACCAGTGAGTGTTTGGGATGGTAATATCTTCTATGACATGTACGCAACACTACAATACAAAAATGCTGAATCTAGTTCCGATAGCATTGTTTGTTTGAAAGCAGTGGGCGATGTTCTTACTGTATATGGTAGAAGTTCCATTGAATTTTGGACTCGTAGTGATACAGAAGGCATGACATGGATTAGAACAAACTATACAAGTAATAATAGTTTGGGTTTGAAAAATGCCCGAACAGTTGGTGTGTTCAATAACTTACAAGGTTTCTTGGGTGCTGGAAACAGAAGTGGTTTCGGCGTCTATATGATTGAAGGAACTCAAATAAGTAAAATTAGTCCAATATGGCTTGATGAATTGTTGTTCAGGTCCACATTAGTAAATGTTTTTGCTTATGGTTATAGTTATTCAAACCATAACTTCTATGCTGTACACTTCAAAGATGGTAATGACAGAGAGCGTTCATTTGTATATGATTTAACATCAGGTGATTGGCACGAAAGAACTTCTTTGAATGTTGTTGATATGAAAGCCGAAGCAACACACTATGTTTATCCTGTGTTCACTAGAGAAGGCCAACTATTATACGGCTCATTTAAAACAAGTAAACCATCAGCAATATATGAAGGAACAAAGAATTACTGGTACGAAGATTTGACAGCAACACAGAAGATGTCCTTTGTTCGTGGTAGACAAACACCACTTATCATTGACAGTGAAAGAGAGTTTATTCTAAATGCTCTCAGCATTGAAGGTAATTTCGGACAGTGTGACGATAGAAATATAAAACCATTGTGTATGCTAGAAATTAGTAGAGATGGTGGCTATACTTACGGAAACACTATTACAAGACCTATGCCACGAACAGGTGAATACAAAAAGAGAGTAATTTGGAATGGTTTAGGACTTGTTCGTAATTGCGTGATAAAATTTAGTACAAGTGCTCCAGTTGATTTGTTAATACAAAATGCTTCAATGGCTACAGTTAGTTTGGGGTATAGACTATGATAGAACAAGACTTGCTTAATGGTGAAATAAACCTTGGCTCAACATTAAAAGATTTGTTGGCTGTGACTCAGGGTGCTTGGATTGAGACTGAAAAGAATGGATGGCTATTCACGAAACTTGGTAGTAAGTTTGGTATAGCTGTTCAAGAAGTTGACAGTGGTAAAACTTATATGTTGCCAAAAACTTTTGATAAACGAACAGGAATCATTTATATTGGAGTTGATGAAATCAAAGGCGATATAATTGGTTTAGGTCAAGAAGCAATAACAGCCCCGATCACTGGAATTGCTATAATTTTAATAAAGTAAACGGAGGTCTATTAAATGTTAGATTTTTTGGAAAATTTTGGTTTTGGCAACAAATCTAAAGTTAATGCTGCCAATGCCCAGTTAGAAGAAAACAAGAAAGCATTAGAGAATGCCAATGCTCAAAATATGGGCTACATTAATGAGTATAGCAATCTAATGAATAGTTTGTATGGAACAGCTCCTGCTCAATACCAGCAAGCATTACAGAGATACATGAATGCTGAACCCTACAAATATGGGAAAGAAGCAAAAGATTTCTTCAGTCCTGCGTATGAACAGCGTGTTAAAGATGCCACGAATGTTATAACAAAATCTAATGCCAATGCTGGCAACATGTTTAGTTCAGACTATTTGAACCAAATTAACGCAAAGACACAGGCTATGGCTTCGGAAGAATGGGATAAAGCCTATGATAGAATGCAGCAAGACAGAGCAAATGCTCTCCAGGAATACCAGGTAAATGATAACAGACTTGGAAATATCGCAAGTATGTTGGGTAATGATACCGGTAAATATGCTGACTCAATGGGAAATGTTTATACAAACAAAATAAACGCAAACAATGCTTTAACACAGGGCTTGACAGACTTAAATACTGCAATCGCACAAAATAACTTACAGAAGAAAGATGGCTTACAGGCTTTGTTGAATCCATTTGGTTAAGGAGAACGATATGAGTTTTAATCCTACATTTAGTTATACACCTGCTCGTCAATTAATTATTCCAAATACTGGTACTGAAGGATGGAAAACACTCGGCACTATTTACAATGGTGTTGCTGGTTATATGAGCTGGAAAGACAAAAAGAAACAAGCAGAAAAATTACAGAAAGCTCAAGATGACTATTACGAAACATTGAAGTCTTATTTGAATAAGAAAGAAGAAGCTCCTGTAGCTGCGGAAGAAGTTCCACAGTCCGAAGTTCCACAGGAAGCAGTAGGCGGTACACCAGAAGAAGTATTGATGAATGTTGCGTCACAACAAGCAGCACAGACTGGTGGAGATTCCGCAGACTATGCTTACAGAATGGCATTAGCCAAACGCAAACAAGAAGAAGACCAAAGGAATAATTTGGCTCGCTCTTTGATTGGAGGTTAATATGGATGCTAGAGAATTAGTTAGTCCTGATATAACAGACGATAACTTCAAATGGCGTTTTGCTATGGAGAACCTAAGACCAAAATTAGACATTGAAGGTCCAGGTGTTGGTTCTCTTTTGTATGCTATGAACCCAGCAACAAGTGAACTTGGTTTAAAACAAATGGATAGTGAATTGAACCAACAGCTCGCAGCTAATGAAAATTTTGACAAGCGTGGTGATAGAGCATTGAAGTTTATGGAAGACCGAGTTCAGGAAGATATAAACAGAAAGAAAATGATGAATGTTGATGCTGGACACGCAAATAGTTTGTTAGCAAATTACACACAAGCTATACAGAGTGGTGATGCTACTGCTATTGCTATTGCCGAAGATAGAATTAAACAGGCCTTCCCAAATGCTGACAACATTATGAACCAGGCCAAACAACAGGTCGCATTAGGAAAAGTTCAAGACGATGCTTATCTTGAATTAGGCTCTATGTTGCCTGATAAATGGAACACTGGTGCTGAAAGAAAGTCCTATATTGCTAAAGTTCAAAAGGCTATTGACGATGGTTTGATTACTCGTAAAAATGGTTTTGAACTTATTGGTAAAGCAAACCAAACAAGTGATTGGGGAACATTGAACAAAAATGCTCACAAGCAAGCTCAAATTGGTGCTAGTGCTGGCAGAGGTGTTGCGAAGAAAGAAACTGACTTGGTTGAACAGAAATACAAAGAATTGAAGAAACAGTATCCTTCAATGAGTGATGCCGAAGCACAAGCAAGAGCCAAACAAATGGCAGGAGTTAAATAATGGCTGAGATGAATGTTTTTGACAAAATAAAGTTATCTATGGACTTGGATGACCCACGCAGACAAAGTGTGGAGTTAATGGAAAAAGTTGTGAATAAAATTCCAACTGAAGCCGGTAGAAAATATGCTTTATCTAAACTCTTGAATGACCCTAAGTATGGAATGACTGACCCCAGTACATTCAAATACCAGGACTATGCTAAAGACCTTGAAGATGCTTGGTCTGTTAAACACCAGGAAGATTATAAAGCACCTGATGTTGTTAAAGCAGAAGAAAAGAGAGATAAAGAAACATTCTTTGACTGGGATAGTCCAAATCACTGGAGCAAAAAGAGTACGAAAGACTTGGAACGCAGAGCACACGATGCTGGTTATGCGGATAAAGGTGCGTACTTAAAAGCTGTGGGTGATGCTCAAGTTCAAATAGACAGAGAAAAATTGTTTAACGATGTTCCTGGTACTATTGCCAAAATAGCATATCCAAGAAGCTACGAAGCAGTAATGCGTGGTGAAGATATACAAGCTAAAGACCTTGGTTTGGACCTTGGTGAACAAGCATTGTATACTGTGAACCCAGGTGGAAGAATCGCACAAGCTGCTAAGTTAGGTGAGAGAGCCGGTAAACTTGGTAAAATTGGTGCTGTTGCGGCCGACATAGCTTCAAACCCAGCTATGATGGAAGCAGCCGATGCCGTTGCTTACGATGACCCAAACAATGCTAGAAGTGAATTTAACCCAGCAGATGTTGCTATGGGTGCTGGTATTAATGCCGGTATGAACAAAGTAGTAAACAGAATTACTGGTGGATTGGTTGCTCCAAAACCTGTGCCAAAACAGTTCCAGACGGCAGTTTCACAGAAAGCAAGGAAAGCAGTAGCCGCAGAAAAAGCAAAAGCAACTAGAGATAGTAAAGATGTTGTTAGTGATTTGTTGAGAGCAAGCAGAAATGGCGAGGACATAACACCACACTTACAGAAACTACAAGAACTCCAGTTGATACAAAATAAACCAAACCCAACAAAGGAATTTAGAGATAGAACTATTAAAGATTTTGTACCTGAAGTTAAAAATGCTATTGCTTATGAATCACTACCATTCGTTAGTAATAAAGCAGGCGATTTGATTAGCGAAGACCCACGAATGGCAAAGAGAGTAGTTTCAAGAGCAGTCCGTTTGCCTGGATTAAATTTAGCTGGACCACTTGTTGATGCTTACTACGAAGCTAAAGAAAAAGAGTCTGAAAAGAAAAAGATTAACCGTGACTTAGGTTACGAAGAAGATTAATTTATTTAAAAAAGGAGAACAAATTATGATACCTTTGATAATGGCAGCTATTTCATTAGCACAAAAGAAACAACAACAGAATCAAGCTGAACAACAACAGCTCGCAAATAATATGAATGCTGGCTCTCAAGCCCCACAACCAAATATAAATTTGCAGAGCAACTTCGGCAATGCTGGTTCGTTGTTAAACCCACAGGTAGAAACTGAAGAAGAAAGAAAGCGTAGACTCGGTTTCTAATAAATAGTTTAGTACACAAACCAAATTGCGGATGAAAAGACCCTGGAAGATGGGTAAGAAGAACGAGGTTTATAATGGAAGAAAGTTTTGATTTAAGCAAACTACTAAAGAAGATTAAAAAGTTTGAAGATAGGTCTTACAGCCGCTTCAAAGAACAACGAAATCGTATAAAAGATGATAAAGAGTTTCTTTGGAAGAAGCCATTAAGTGAAGATGTTTCAAAGTTGCTAGGTAATAAAAGATACCGTGGGCATTTGGATGTTATCAGTAATGCGATTAGAGCCATAGTAAACTCATATACTTCATATCCTTATAAACCTCGTACTGACTTGCCTGATTTGGCAGAATTTTACAACAAATTAAATGATGATATAAGTGAATCAGTAGAGAACGCACTTAAAAATGCGGTCTCTTTTGGTTTAGGTTATATTGTTGTTTTACCACAAGAAAGAAATGGTGCTGTGGTTCCAGTCCCATACAGTATAGACAAAGTAGAAACAGTCTATTATGACCCAGATTCTACCGATATGAATGGTGCTGACGCAAACCAAGTTCTTTTCATTGATTACAAATCAAAAGCATATATTAAACACAAATATGGTGAAGAAATCACGGATAAGTTTAAGAATGGAAGTTCTCTTGAATTAACAACAAGTGAACCCATCCAGGACGAAATGTGCCCTATATTCACTTATTTCAAACAGAAAGATGGTATTGTAACGATTTACAAAATCGTTGCTGACACACTTGTTGAAGACCCAGTAGAACTATATCTTAAACAAATCCCAGTAATACCAGTATATGGCGAAGCTATTGAGATTGATGGAAATAGAATCTATCGTGGTATTGTTTCACAGTGTAAAGTTCTTCAGGATATGACTGATATGACTGCTAGCCAGTTGATGGAACGATTGGCTAAAAGTCCAAAGGGCATGTGGATTGCTGGACGTAGACAAATTGGTAAGAATGCCGATTTGTGGGATAACAGTGATATGAACACCCACCAGTTGCTCATTTATAATGATAAAGACGGAACTGAAACATTACCAGCACCAACCCGTGTTGATTCAAGTGTTGAATATGGTGATTTGACATCCATTATGAGTAATACTGTTGGAATGATGCAGTCCGTTGTTGGTGTTGAAAGTATTGGTTTACCAGACGAAAAGAATGAAATCACAGCAACAGAAGCATTGTTAAATGCTAAAACTTACAACAACAACATTCGCCACTTCATGAACCACTTGAAATATAGTTTCAAGGCTCTAGTGGAATTGATTGCTGAATACTTCAATCTTGGTGACATACAAATTAAAATTGAAAATGGCCCTCAAGAAAATCTTGAAAGACAAACAGCTCGTCAAGAATTAATGGCATTGACTCAAATGTTGGATGACCCAACAGACAGGAAGAGAGCCATTCTAGCTGTAGCAAGTACAATGAATGATAATGCGTTCGTTGCTCCATTCTTACAGGCTATTTCACAAGAAGACCCTGCTATTACACAGTTGAAACAACAAGCAACACAAATGCAGCAGACTTACGAACAACAGATTGCCGATTTGAAGAACCAGATTACATTGTTGAAATGCCAGGCTATTGAAGCAGATACTCGCAACAAATATACAATGGAAAAAGCAGAACTTGATAACCAGGTTAAGCTTGCTATTGAAGAAATGAAGCAGAATGGCGAGAACGGCAGAGAAGCTATGAAGTTGGCTCACGATGATTTGAAAGACGCACAACAAACAAATCTAAATGTTGCGGAGGATTCAAATGTTTAGTTTATCTTTATTGAACAAGAACAGAATTAGAAATGGTCGCTTGTTCGTATATGAAAAAGATACGACCGATTTGGCTCCTGTGTTCACATACGAAAATGCTGAATACACAGAAGCTCCAAATCCTATCTACTGCGTCAATGGACTAGCCGAGAACACATATTTCCTTGAAAACAGAATCTATGATGTTCTCGCACAGGAATACGAAGGTGAAAGTACTGACCCAAAGGGAGATTTGCGTCCTGAAGTCTGGCGTGAGTCTTTCTCTACTAAGGTTGGTTTTGAATTTGATAAAGAACAAAGAGAAGCAAATCGTATTACAGTTCACACTATTGAAAATCTTAAAACTCTTCCAGTAGGTGGTTATGTAGATGTTATTGGTTATTGGACTGATAACGATTGCGAAGCTCGTACTTATTACTGGGATTCAAATTGTGTTAATACTGAAGATGGTGGTCTTATAATTGGTAGTGAACAGAGTGATACTGGTAGATGGATTTTAATTTGTAATGAAATTATGAAGTCCGAATACTATGGTGTTTATGGCAACAACCACCAGGAACATTTGGGTTCATTGTTTGCTTATAATGAAACTTATGGTTCTATGGGACTTGTTTCTCCAAAGACTATTTACTTGGCTCCAGGTGCTTATGGTGATGGATATAGTTTATACAATGCTCGCGGTAAGAAAGTTGTGTTCTCTTACGGTGCTAAAATGCGTAATGGCAACACACTCCGTTGTATGAATTTTGAAGGCATTGGAAATAGTGTACTTGGTGCTATACAAATTGGTTTCAATGAGAATGGTCAGTGGAGTGAAAACCGAGCAAACCAAACAGTTCGTTTGAGTCAGTTCCCTACACTTGACGCATTCTTGAATAGCTGGTCAAAGAACTTAATCTTTGACAAAGAAGGTGATGTTGTTCTTCTTAACAGTAAGACACTAACAAATTGTTATGTTGTATTTGAAAAAGAAATTACCATAACCAGTAATTCGTTTGACAACCCAGCTACGATTTATTTTGATAACTGTACGATTGTTTCAGACCACAAAATTGCTGATGGAACAAGAACACACTTTAAGAACATGTATATTTCCGACAAATGGTTCAAGCGTAAATTTAACACATTCATGCCAAATGCGGAAGAAGATGTTAATGTTAGTGCTAAAAGCAAGGATTTTGACAAACCAATAAACTATTGGAAGGTTCTTACTTTGTACCAACCAAGTGCTGTGACAGCAGACTTTGCTGGAATGGATACTGGTGACGATTTGGCAACATTCACAGCTCCAGGTTTAAGTTCTTGTGTTATTAGAAACTACAACGGAAAATATATCACTGTTGGCTCTGACATTCCTACTGCTACATTGGAAAACTGCTACGCAAATAGTGCTTACATTTATACACCAAGAGCAACATTGAACAACTGCCACTTTAATGCTGGTAGTTTAAATGCCAATGGTTTAGGTGGAAGAATTGATAGATGCTATGAAAATTGTGTGTTCAGTAATGCCGTAACATTCGGCATGGAAAATGCCACTGCATTTGGTTTAAGTGCTGTGAATTGTGATTTCGGTTGGTATAATACAAACCCATTCACAAGTTATTATGGCCTTGATGTTGGTCAGTACCCAAACCAAAGAGGTCGTACTTTCTTTAAGAATAACATCGGTTTTGGCGATAACTATAACCCAACCGCTTTCTTCTCAGGCATTAACACATATCCTAAGTCTATTATCAATGGTGACCTTGTATGGAGTGACGCAGTTGGTTCTTGGAACTTCTATAATGGTTGGGTAACTTACTCACTTGAACCATTTATAGATAATAGCCCTAGCTGGAGATGGGACTTGAATGCTTCTGTTCAATCTAATTTGTTTGTACCTTCTTCACAAACACCTGACATTACATATAAATGGGATTTCGTACATGGTGGTGATGGAAAGGTATACAATGCTGGTGTAATTAGCATGAGTGCTGAGTTTGAAAAAACAGATATGTTGTATAACCCTTGGACTCAGGATTTGGGTAAAGTTTATTTAATTAGACACACGAGGTAGTAATGTTACAGTTTTTGTTTTCACCTACAAAACAATTTCTTTATGATAGTGGAAAGTTATTAGCTGGTGGTAAAATTTATGTGTATTTGAAAGATACACAGAACCTTGCTACTTTGTATGATGGCGAAACAGGAGAAGGTAAATCAAACCCTATTGTTCTTGATGCCAATGGTAGAGCAAGTGTTAAAGCCGATGATGTAAATGAGTACAGACTAGAAATCTATACCCCTTATGACACACTTGTTTATACTTGTAATGCGTTCTATGCTGAGGGTGGAGAAGGTGGCGGAACATTTATTGTTCGTCACGATGAAACATTAAGTGGAAATGGTACTTCTCAAAATCCATTGGGTGTTATAAACATTCCATTAGCAGTAGACGATACAATGACAGCTTACACTGACATAGTTGAAGGTGTAAGTTCATTGGTGCTTGGTGTTAATGGTGATTGGTTTAACGATACATTCGGTAGTGCTTTAAACGATAAGGTTGACTGGAGTTCATTTAGTGCTTGTTGTTCAGCCGTTAAAGGCGGTTTAGACAACAAACTAGATGCTAGTGCTTATGATTTGAGCAACTACTACAACAAACAAGAAACAAATAATTTGTTTGAAAACTATTATAACAAGCAAGAAATTGACGAAACAGTAAATGTAATAAACGAATTAAAGCAAGACAAATTAACTTTTGACTATAACGAAAACAGTGCTATTAGTGCTATCAATGGTTCCGCATTAGCTGGACAAGGTAGTGAAGGTTCTTGCCCTTGGATTAGTGGTGCGAAGATACTAGCTGACACACAAACTATGACCGATAATATGATTATACAGGTCCTTAGTTCGTTCACATTGAGTGGCGACCATAACCACTGTATAGCAGTTAAAGGTGGTGTTTATCGTTTTCCAAATAAATGGGAAATTGCTAGTGGTATAGCAGAAACAAATTACTTTATGCCACAGAGTTCAATGAGTGGTTATTTGCCAATCTCTAGTTTCTCAGGTTATACTGCTAGTATTGCTAGTAATTTAGAGAACAACTGGAACTACACTAATAGTGCTTACTCCTTGAGCATTAACAATTTCTACAACAAATTAGATGCTAGTGCTTTCAGTGCTTATACTGCTGACGCAGGTGAAACATACACACTTGTTGGTGGTAATAACATTTCTATTTCTAGTGATGACGATGAAAAGACTACAACGATTTCCGTCACAGGTGAAGTTGGTGATACAACTCCTTGGATTTCAGGTGCTAAAATTCTCGCAGAAACAAAGTACATGGAACCAGGTGAGTATATACAAGCTCTTTCTTCTTTCACATTGAGTGGTAATAAGAATCACTGTATTGCCGTTAAAGGTGGTGGCTACTATTTCCCAACAAATCCAATGTTGGCAAGTGGTATAAGTTCTTATTTAACAGGTGAGTTCGTTCCATCAAGTACATTTAGTTCATTTGTTAGTAATTGGTCTGAACACTTAACTACTTTGTATAGCAACGACTCATATTTGAGTTCTTGTGTTTCAAATCTCAGTGCTAACAAACTAGACGCTAGTTCATATCACGAATTAACTGCTGGTGCTAACATTGATATACAGAATTATGTTATTAGTGGTAAAGATTGGACTAACGAAATCAAGGAAGCAAGTGCTAATGCTTTCAATGAAGCCACAGCCGCTAACCCAACAAGTTCTACACAATGGAATAGTTGTTATGAAACTGTAAACACAAATAGTGGTGAATGGCAGAAAGTAAGTGCTAAACTTGATACCACAGCATTTGAATCATACACTGCCAATGACGAAACCTATTTGTTAAAGGGTGGTTATAACATTGGTGTTTCCAGTGACGATGTAAACAAAGAAACAACAATCTACTACACAGGTACAAATGGTGACGAACAAGTTAATCAGGTTGTAAGACAATTTAGTGCTAATGGAACATGGCTCACTGCTCACCAGGATTGGACTAACACAATCACTGCGGCTAGTGCTTATGCCTACAGTCAAGCAACAGCACAAATTCCTGCTCCATTTGACCCAACATATATCAGTGGACAAATTGATAACAAACTAAACAAGAGTGAAAGTGCTAACTTCTACCCAATGACAGGGAATCCCTCTTCATTTGTAGTTAATAGCGAACTAGCAAACTACCAAACAACTGCTTCTATGACTGGTTATGTTCCAATGAGTGCTGTGAGTGCTTTGATTGATATTGTACAAACATACAGTGGTAAATGGTTAATAAATGGAGACGTCTAATATGGCATATTCTTTAGAAACAAGTTCCGTAAAAACCATCGTCCCAGGAGCCGAAGTAAGTGGTTTCTGTGATGTTGTGGCTAGACAGAAAATAAACGAAGTAAGTGGCGAAGTTCCACAGTTGAGTGCTGGTGAAGGTATTGACATTTCCACTGTTGATGGAAAGACCGTCATTACAAACAACATTAGTGCTGGTTCTAACATGTCCTTAGTTTATGACCAGGAAACTAACACAATTCGTTTGGATGCTGAAGGTGGAACAGGTGGTATAGATTGGACTACTGGAGATGGATTAAGTGCTATTGTACAAACTTCTAGCGACGATTCTATGGGATTTACCAATATGTTTGGTGTGTTCCCAAGTGGTTATAGAGGTTTGATAACCAGTTCTTATAGAGCAAATTCTTACAGTAACTATTTTACTGTTGTTGACGATGAGAGTATATTTGGTAAGCATTTTGAAGGAAATGATACTAACTATTATTTCTCAAACTACTATTTAGGTAATTTTGGTCTTACTTTATCAGCTGGTTCAATCAGCACTACAAGAAAAGAGTTTAATACTTATAGATTTAATGACCAAGGTTTAAGTTATAACAGCATAGTATCTGCTACATGGGGACCTACAACTTCTAATACAACTACTTGGACTTGGAATGACATTAAGTACATACAAGATAATAGTGCTTCATTGGGTAAGACTTATAGTGGTATTTCACCAATCGTAGTAAATAACACAACAAACCAAATTAGTGCTGATACATGGTCTTTCTCTGCTGGTAATGGTCTTGTATTCACAGACGATAATGCTAACAAAGTGACTAAGTTGGAAGTTGAAGGAGAAACCCTCTCTGCTGGACCAGGTATTAACATATTCGCTAGTGGTGGTTATGTTGTAATTAGTGCTGGTAATGACGATTACAACTTCTTCCCAATGACTGGAACAAATGGAACTACTGGTTTCACTGCCAATATGGATTGTTCTAGTATGATGCTAACAACAGGTGCTAGTCCTGCAGGTGGTTATGTAAAACAGACTGTTCGTGGTATTCAGTACGAAGCATATCCAGCAACAGATGTTAGTGCTAGTTGGTACAACATAATAAACGGAGCAAACAACAGAAGCAACTGCTACTGCATTCGTTTCACTAACGATTTGACCTCTGTTTCACTTGAAGATTACTCTGCTTATGACAAAGTAACGGTTGTTCACAGTAACCAATACACTCCTAATTGTGAGTTATATTGGAATGGCAACACTAAGGTATTCCCAAGTGGTTTGTACTGTGAATTAGTTAAAGGAACAAATGACCAGAATCAAACAGATTGGTTCTTCACTACAAGTGGTTGGATAAACAATATTGAATGGGATTATGACTAAGGAGAACCTATGTTAAAGTTTGGAAATACATTTGTTAATGTTGGTGGAACATATTTGACAGATTGGACTGCGTACATAAATCCAAACCCATTAAACTTACCAACAAATACTATTCGTGCTAAATTCGCCAGTGGTTATACACCAGAGACTTCTAGTAATTGGACTCTTGTAGACTCTAATGAAAATATATGGGATGTTTATTTCAGTTCACAAAGTTGGTTACGATTATTTAGTTATCCAAATAGTTATAATTTAATTTATATTCTAGGTATTAATGCTACTAATGTATCAAGATTTGCTGAAGCATTCTTAGGTTGTAGTTATTTAACTAATATAGATTATATCTATGTTTCAGATAATAATATTACTACAACTGAAAGTATGTTTTCAAATTGTATTTCCTTAGTTTCAGTTCCACTATTTAATACTTCTAATGTAAGTAGTATGGAAAGAATGTTTTATAGTTGTAGAAATTTAAGTGAATTACCAGCATTTGATACATCAAAGGTTACAACAATGAATAACATGTGTTGGAAATGTACTTCATTAACTAATATACCTTTGTTTGATACATCAAATGTTACTGATATGAATAGCACATTCTCAAATTGTACTTCATTAACTAATATACCTTTGTTTGATACAACTAAAGTACAGGATATGAATTACACATTCTCTACCTGTACAAATGTTCAAAGTGGGGCTTTAGCATTATATCAGCAAGCAAGTACCCAGACTACCCCACCTGTAAATCACTATCAAACATTCTATAATTGTGGTACAAATACACAAACTGGAGCAGCAGAATTGGCTCAAATACCTAGCGATTGGAAATAAGGAGATTTCGTACAAATGAGTAGAATATACAACATAAACAATCATTTGATGAAATACAATGATAGCTGTATTAACTACATAGACCCATTAAATCCATTGGGGTTGCCAGGAAATACAATTAGAGTTAAAATTCTCGGTGGTTATACTCCAGGAGTATCAAATGCTGATAAAGTAAAACTTGTTGATTCTCAAAACAATGTGTGGGATATTTACAAAAAATTTAATTATTGGGATTTTTTATTCACTAATAACAATGTTGTATTAGAAGTTCTAGGTGCTAATACAACAAATGTAACATCTATGGATAGTACATTCCAAAATTGTCGTTGGTTAAGTTCTGTTTCTTTATTTGATACATCAAATTTAGTTGATGCAGAATCTATGTTCCGTAATTGTACTGAATTAACTTCAATACCGTTGTATGATACTTCTAAAGTTTCAAATATGAATTCTATGTTTTCTAATTGTTATCGTGTACAAAGTGGTGCTCTAGCATTGTATCAGCAAGCAAGTTCACAAACTAAACCGCCATCAGACCACACTCAAACATTCTATAACTGTGGTTCAAATACCCAAACTGGTTCAGCAGAATTAGCACAAATTCCAAGTGATTGGAAATAAGGAGAGTTTATATGAAAAATCCAAAATGGAGAGAAGCATATCCGCAAGGACACAAAGTAAAATATGGTGGTAAGTTCTTAACCACATGGTCAGGCTATTCACTAGATTTAATACAAACTAATGGTGGTACTATCAGTGCTAACAAGAATCGTGGTTATGAAGATGACCAAGTTAATTTCTCTTACACTGCTAACAAAGATTGCTATTTCAATGGATGGAGTGCTAACACAGGCTCATTCAATGGGAACACATACACATTCTCAAATGGAAACGCAAGTGCTAAAGGTTCGTTTATAAACACTTCACCAGCTAAACTATTTAACTACACAAGCCAAAACATTAAAATGGTTGGTACAACATGCTATACAGGTATAGCAGTACAGAATTATATGTTTTTGGATGGTCCTTACTATGATTCAATATCACCAAAATTTTTATCACAGAACTCTGCTACGATTAAGACAAAGAATTACTTTGTAGTAAAATATGATATGATGCGTGATTGTGGATTTGGTCAATACTCATGGACTTCAACAGGAACGAATGAAGGTATTTTGATGCATGCTTGGCAGAAATCTTCACCAAGTTTTAATATGGCATTTGTACCAGAACTAGAAGTTTCTTTAGGTCGCGGTGGTGGATTGGATAGAGCATATACAAACTATTCATTTGGTTCTACATACGAACCATTGTATAATGAAGATGGTGCTAGTACAGCTACTGGAATTACAACAAATGATATACCAAGTTCTACACAGAGTTTCACTGCTTATGCTAAACCACTTAAACCATACGCAAAACACTTTAACCACGGTAGATTAGGAACATACACAAACACATTCAGTGGTTATTGGGTTGGTAAATATACTTTGCATGTAAATGCCTCTGGTAAATGGAACTATAATGGCTACTGTTTTGAACCTTCAGCCTATGAAGATTTAACTTGGAAACCTATTAAATATGTGTTTGACATGAATACCTTCGCTTATTCTTCTTATGTTGGTGACGAATGTGTTTATAAACAAACTAACACAAAGACCTGGGAAAAGCCACAAGATGGTGCTAGTGCTGTACCAGCCAAACTATTTGCTATACACAGAGTAAACCCATTCATAACTGGTTCATGGCATACTGATTGGAATGGTACAAGTTCAACAAACAGAATCGCAGGTTCAGCAATAGCCCGTAATGTTTCTATAACATACTTTGATACTTGCGAACAAGCGAACATGTGGGCACAACATAACTAAAACTAATAAATAGTTTAGTGGGGTATTTTAATGAGTATTTTAAGCACAAACACAAAATTAGTCAAGGCTGGTCAAGATTATAGTGCTGGTGAAAACATCGGTATTTACGAACACACCATTAGTTCACGCAACTGGTCACCCGACATTACCTACGCAGCCGAGAGTGCTTTCCAAAGAGCCACAGGTTATACAGACACTCAAATTAGTGCTTTGAGTGGTGAAGTAA